GGAGCATCTTCATCTGGCTTACTTCGGTCTGCGTCCAGTTGTATTTGTGTGATATGTCATTCTTCCTTTTTTCTTTAAACCAGGGGTACTGCATGAACAGTGTGTCATCGGTTACTCTGGCCGCATTCCAATCTTCCGGATGTTCTTCCATGTATCTGATGATGTCCTGCTGCCGGTACATCACGTATGGATTCTTTCGGACGCTTTTCAGTCCTTTGCGCTCCCAGTATTGGATTGTCCGGTTCTCGACTCCCAGGATCCGCGAGAGGGTGTTCCTGGTCAGCATGTCTGTGTTCGCTATAAATCCTCCAATGCCGAGCCGCTGCCTTTTAAGAAAGACCGCATTTTCCGACCGGTTCAGCTTCCTGGCTACCGTGGCGAGCGGATATGTTTCTGTTAATTCTTCGAGCCGGATCAGTTCCTCCTGGCTCCATGCCCTTCCGCCCATCTAGGCACCTCCTTCTTCTCCTGAACGATGCAGGTTTTCGATGCATCGGCAGACCGTGCATCTTGCGCCAGTTGTTTGTCAGGTGGCTTAGTGGCTCTGGTTTCAGGCTTTCTGCAAATCTCCGGAGCGCATATGTGGCGTCTGCTGCACTGAATCCAACCTGCGCCAGTGATGCGCGTACTTCCGGTAAAGGATCCGGTTCCGGATGTTCTGGTTCGAAGCGCTTTTCGTATTCCTTTATT